ATCGCGCGGAGATTCTGCAAAACGTGAGCGGCATTCTGCGGCAGGGTCTCACCATCGATGGCGAGGCGGAGCCGCTCGACTGAAAAAAATGGGGAGGGTTTCCCCTCCCCGAAAGGTTGCACACAGTCTAAAATGGATGCTTCCCCTGTGCGGCGGTAATTTAGTGCATCGGGCTTGCAATCCGTCATTTGCACCTTCCACCCGCTTCACGACCACAGGGAACTATCGTGCTGCTAACGCCGGAGTCCACCGGGGGGAACGCTACGGGAAACCATCCCGCTTCTCATCGTGCGCGTCACACTAGCCGTTGGCATCGGCACGTTCTTACAATCGATGCGTCGTTTCGATCCTCGCATAATGCGACAGATACGCAACGCGCGTGAATTCTTTTGGTCGCGTAGCCGTCCAATATTCTCGGCAACCTTCCGCACCTTTCCGCGCATGCGTGAATTGAGGCCACATCGCATCACCAAATGGCAACGGCTCAAAATCTTTAGGCTCGCTCATGTTCGTTACCTCATGCTGCTAGTTGAACCACGAATCCCGAAGTGTCGCGGCGCGCGCGACCCTTTGCTTTGAGACCCACGACCACGTTCGGGTCGTCTAGGAATCGCAAGTCTGATTCGTCGCCATTGATCACGCGACGACCTAGGAAGGCTTCGGGTAGTCCACCCTGAAACACGGCGGCGAAATTGACGCTAGACCCGTAGTTTTTCAAAGCCTTGACGATGATCGGCGCGAATTCTGGCCGGTGCGAGTAGGAAAACGTCACGCGATAGTTGCGAATCTGCGCGATCTTGCGGGTTGGGATTTTCGTGTAATCGTAAAACTGAATTTCGGGGAATGCGGCGAAAATGTTCGGGTACTCAATACCCGCGCGCTTGCACGGGATATTTTCGAACGGAATGTCACTAGTCCCGTTCGGTCTCACTACGGGAATCAGACCCGCGCGCGCGGCGCGCTTCGCGAAGTTTTCGATCTCGCGCGCCATGCGCGCCATGAATGCATCGCGCGATTCGTGAAACAATCGCGTCCGCTCCAATCGCGCGCGCTGTATCGCGTTATCGGGCAAAGTGTCACCATTAGGCGCGAGAAAAGTCGCGTTACCCTTTGACATTCCACCCCGTCCCGCTGTCTTCAAGCACCCCTCTTTGCATGCTGCAAGATCGGCGAGCGCGCAGATATTGACTCCCGAGAGATCGTACGGCGCGAGATACATGACCGCCGTCATGTATCCGCGCGCGTGTCCCTTGACGGTCTTCGGGTCGTTTTCGATTGTGAAGAGATTCATGCTGCAACCCTCGCGCGCATGCCGATGATGATCGAACACTCGCGCATGATTTTGACGATAGTCGGGTCGCTCTTCGAATAGTCTTCGAGCGAGTACCCGAGAATGGCGAGCGACTCGCGCGCAAGCGCGACAGGGTCGCGATGTGATGGCGCGATGTGTCGCGCGACATTCGCGACAGCGGTAACGGTGTGAAGCGATTTTGTAAGCCTAGGAAAAAACATGTGTGCAATCTCCGTTGTGTGCAATTTGTCACATTGTAGGGGAAAGAATGGGGGGCGGTCAAGCCCCCCTTGTTTTCAGAAATACCGCCAAGTGTTTTCTTTATCTTGCTCGTTATCGTAAGCCGCTGAATTCAGCATCCTTACCCGTTCGGCGATCATTTTGTGAAGGGTCTCGATATCTCGCAAAGCCTCTTCGGGGTCGCGATCTAGGCAAGAATTGAAAGTACGTTTCAACCAGTCGCTCGCGTTTTTCTTGAAAAAATGATTCTGTTTCATGTGTGCAATCTCCGTTGGTTGTTTTGTCTCGACGGGGGACAGATTGCACCATTCCGCAATCGGTGTCAAGCCTTTTCTCGCAACAACCACCACGCGGACAGCTAGGGCTTGCGGTATAGAAAACGCGCGCGAAGTAGTTAACCGCGCGCACGTACGCGCCTGGCGCATACGCACGCGCCTAGAGCGCACGCGCATGCGCGAGCACGCGATCGCTCGGGAGCCTCAAACGCGCGCACGCGCGGTCTAATCGCGCACGGGTACGTACACGGGGGCACGCAAAACGGGCGTGGGGTGTTGGGTCCCATACGTACAATTCACATCTCCCACCCACCCCCTCCCCTACTTGCACTACCCCCTTGCGCACGTTTACTCTAGGGTCCCATCTGGTATGCTGGAGGCACTATGAAAAAGGGTTTGTACGCGAACATTCACGCCAAGCGCGAGCGGATCAAGGCAGGGTCCGGTGAAAAGATGCGCAAGGTAGGGTCCCCCGGAGCACCGACGGCCAAGGCTTTCCGAGAGTCTGCAAAGACGGCTAAGCGTAAGTAGGTTTTATGACGCAACAAGCGTCTGGGACCCCGCCTAAGGTTGATCTCAACGATCCTCTGATCAAGGAGCTGAATAAGCTCCCGACGGAGGACTTGCTGGCGTATGAGAACCGCCTGAAGTGGACGCAGAAGAGACACAAGCACCAGAAACCCCCTAAAGGTGACTGGACTGTGTGGTTGTTACTCGCGGGACGCGGGGCTGGTAAAACCAGAGCGGCAGCAGAATGGATTTGGTGGCAGGCTTACAAGGCACCAAACACGCGCTGGTTAGTGTGTGCACCGACATCCGCAGACATTCGAGATACGTGTTTCGAGGGTGACTCGGGATTGATGCAGGTCATTCCGGAGAAGACGGTATCGGAATACAACCGCTCGCTCTCGGAGATTATTTTAACCAACGGGTCCCTGATCAAAGGCATCAGCGCGGAGACTCCCGACCGGCTTCGTGGTGGACAATGGCACGGAGCGTGGTGTGACGAGTTAGCAGCCTGGCAATACGATCAAGAAGCGTGGGACATGATCATGTTCGCGCTACGTTTAGGGACCCATCCAAGAATCGTAGCCACGACAACGCCAAAGCCGAAGGCGCTAATCCGCGATTTGGTGGAGCGAGATGGCGCGGACGTACACGTTACGCGCGCATCTACGTACGAGAACATTGCAAATCTGGCTCCGACTTTCCAGCAACAGCTCTTGAAGTTCGAGGGCACGACGCTTGGGCGACAGGAAATCCATGCCGAGGTTTTAAATCCAGAAGAGCAGGGCATCATCAAGCGCGGTTGGGTTCAACTCTGGCCAGCGAAGAAGCCGCTACCCATTCTGGAACACATCGTGATGAGTCTGGATACCGCATTCACGGAGCAGACTCGCGATAAGAAGACATCGGACTCGGACCCGTCTGCTTGTGTGGTGTTGGGACTTTTCTACGAGAACGAGAAACCGAACATTATCTTGCTCGATTGTTGGGAAGACCGACTCGGAATGCCGGATCTGATTCGACGGGTCAAGCGCGAGATGGAGGTCTTCTACGGCGACGATGAGCAGAAGCCGATGATCCGACCCAAGATCGGGCCGTCTCGAATGATGAACTCGGGCAGAAAGCCAGATACCATCGTGATTGAAGATAAGGGCAGCGGGATCTCGCTCCGCCAGATGCTATCGCGCGAAGGCATCGTGGCGCATGCATACAACCCCGGCAAGGCATCGAAGTTAACCCGCTTGCACATGGTGAGCCACCTGTTTGCAAGCGGGATGGTGTGGATGGTGGAGTCCGAGAAGCGCAAGAACCAAGTCCGATCATGGGCGGAGCCATTGGTTTATCAGCTCTGTTCGTTCTCGGGTGAGGGGACGATTAAGCACGACGACTTGATGGACGCCTGCACCCAAGGTTTACGTTTCCTTGCCGACAAGGATATGATAAGCGTGAGTAAGCCTAAGCCGTTGCAGCCTAGGCTCATTGTGAATGAGCGCCCAAGAGGTAATCCGTATGGCGTCTGAGCCGAATGAGTTGAACGAAGCCCGAGAAGATCTGGGTGAGATGTTCGAACTTCCCGAGGAAATCTCGGAGGTTGAAGACACCGAAGACGGTGGGGCGATTGTTCGATTTGGCGAGGACGAAGAGGAGGAGGCTTCGGAGCGCGAGTTTTACGCAAACCTAGCAGAGACCCTGCCAGAAGGGGTCATGGACGAGGTGGCTCAGGAGTTCTTGGGCTTAATCTCGAAGGACAAAGAGGCGCGTAAGAAGCGCGATGAGCAGTACGAAGAGGGAATCCGACGCACGGGACTTGGTGATGATGCACCGGGCGGCGCTCAGTTTCAGGGCGCAAGTCGGGTCGTGCACCCCATGCTTACTGAGGTATGCGTGGACTTCTCTGCCCGTGCTATTAAGGAACTTTTCCCCGCAGACGGACCGGTCAAGGACTTCATCGTTGGCGACCCGACTGCTGACAAGGTAGCCAAAGCCGAGCGCAAGAGCCAGTACATGAACTGGCAGTTGACCCAGCAGATGCCGGAATTCCGCGCAGAGCTGGAGCAGCTCCTGACTCAGGTACCGCTGGGCGGTGCTCAGTACTTGAAGCTAAGCTGGGACCCGAACAAGAAGCGTCCCGTTCCGCTTTTCGTGGGTATTGATGACATCTACCTGCCTTACGCTGCAACGAACTTCTACAGCGCTGAGCGTAAGACCCACGTTCAATACGTGACGGAAATTGAATACCAGCAGCGCGTTCGCTCTGGCATGTATCGCGATGTGGATCTCGCTCCGACCACGATGGAGCCGGATGTTTCGAAGGCTGAGAAAGCCAACAACAAGATCGAAGGTCGCGATGGTAGTGCGTATGACGTTGATGGATTGCGCACCATCTTTGAGATCTACGCGATTGCGGATCTCGAAGAAGACTACGGACTCGCTCCGTACATTCTCTCGGTCGATAAGGTAACCGGTAAGGTTCTCGCTGTTTATCGCAACTGGCGTGAAGAAGACGACACGCTCGAAGAGATGCAGTGGATCATCGAGTTCCCGTTCGTTCCGTGGCGTGGTGCGTACCCCATTGGTATCCCGCAGATGATTGGCGGTATCTCCGCAGCGGCAACGGGTGCGCTACGCGCGCTGTTGGACTCTGCTCACATCGCGAACTTCCCCGGAATGTTGAAGTTGAAGGGCGGTCGCGAGGGCGGACAGTCCGAGCGTATCGATCCGACCGAGGTGAAGGAAATCGAGGGTGGTGCATTCTCGGATGACATCCGCAAGATTGCGATGCCGCTTCCGTTCAACCAGCCCTCCCCTGTTTTGTTCCAATTGCTTGGGTTCTTGGTCGATGCCGGTAAGGGCGTCGTTCGTACCACCCTAGATACGATGACTGACTCGAACGCGAACGTTCCGGTCGGTACTCAGCTTGCTCGTATCGAACAAGGCATGATGGTGTTTAGTGCGATCCATGCGCGTCTGCACGACGCCATGGGTCGCACTTTAAAGGTCCTGCATCGATTGAACTCGATGTACTTGGAAGATGAAGAAGTCAAAGAAGAGCTAGGTGAACTGATCGTTCGTCGCTCTGACTTCGAAGGTCCGATGGATGTCATTCCGGTTTCGGACCCCAACATTTTCTCTGAAGCTCAGCGTTATGCTCAGGTTCAAGCGGTTGCTCAGCGTGCACTCGCTTTGCCTCAGATCTATGACCTGCGCAAAGTAGAAGAGCGCATCCTGCATCAGCTCAAGATCCCGAATGCGAAGGATCTTCTGCTCCCGGCTCCGAAGCCCAAGGAGATGAATGCCATCAATGAAAACGTCGCTGCAACTCTGGGGCGTCCAATATCAGCGTTCCCGGAACAGGATCACCTTGCGCACATCCAAGTCCACTTGGATTATCTCACTAGCCCCGTATTGGGTAGCAGTATGCTCATGTCGGGGACATACATTCCTATCATTCTTAACCATCTCAAAGAGCATATCGCTCTTTGGTATGCGACTCACGTATTTGAAGTCGCGTCTGCTGCTGCGGGTACGGACATTTCTGAGTTCCAAAAGACCAACAGCCCAGAGGTAAAGAAGAGCTTCGACCAGATGATGGCGATGGCTTCGCAGAAGGTGGTACCGAATGCGGGTCAGGCGTTTGGTGCAATCCCGCAGATCGTGCAGCAGGCAATGCAGGTTATGCAGCAGATGCAGAGCCTTGGTCCGCAAGATCCGCGCATGGCGGTTCAGATGGCGGAAGTGCAGCGCAAAGCCGCTGCCGATCAGGCTTCGACTCAGCTCGATCAGGCGAGGCTTCAGCTCGAAGCGCAGAAGGCGCAGATTGGTTCGCAAGAGCAGGCCGCGCGTCTACAGCAGAACGCTCAGCGCGAGATGCTCAAGCAGGATCGCTTGGATCAGCGTCAGGCAGCGGAACTCAACGTCAAGATGGTTACGAACCGAGAAGACAACGAGACTGCCAAGGAAATCGCGGCAGCAGAAGTTCTCTCGGGCGAGAAGGTTGGTGTTTCAACGGGTACGGGTATCAATCCCTAAGGAGGGTTTATGGAAAAGCAATTCATCAAGCAGCATAAGTTGCTTGCGATGGGTGAGAAATTGGACGGTCAGAAGATGCCTTCTGGCGGGAAGATGGGAGCCGATACTGGCTCAAAGGGTGTTAAGGGCGACCCTAAGGCAACGCCTGCAATGATCTCAAAGGGTAAACAAAACGCATGATTGAACGCATCATTGACGAATTGGAGTTGGCCAAGGCGCGCGTCGCTCACGACGCGATGAAGCGGCAACTGGAAGGTAAGGATGCTTCGTTTGAATATGGCAAGGCAGTGGGCACTTACGCCGGGTTGCAGGCCGCATTAACTTATATTGATCGTCTTCTCAAAGCAGACGAAGAAGACGGAGAGGAGTTCTAAATGTCAGCATTGGATGAGGCTTTTCCTAGTGTAGAGCCGGGTTTGATTCCGTTTGGTTCGCGAGTCCTTGTGCAGATTCGCTCAGCAAAAAAGACTTCTGCTGGTGGTTC